CGCTGCAGGAAACTTAACAGCTAATGGAGGCTTTGTAACTTGTACAGCTGATTCAACACAAGTTACAGGTGGATTTGCGCCAGGTAGAACACCAGCTATAATTTCACAAAACTTCAATGGCACAGTTCATGATCTATTCAGAGTTTATACTCGATCAGATGGTGATGCTGCCAACACAGATATTAAAATATCTATCACTCAGGTAGATACTTCAACAACTTCAGCTCCAGCATTCACATTGCTAGTAAGATCGGCAAATGATACTGATGATCTTCCTAATGTTTTGGAAACATTCCAAAATCTAGTTATGGATAGAGCTTCTAAGCAGTTTATTGGAAGAGTAATTGGTGATAGATACCCATCTTATAGTTTAGGAACAACACCTCCTGAAATTCTATTTGACGGTGAATATCAAAACAGATCTAACTACATTAGAGTTGAGGTGTATGATGGTTTTCCCGATTCGGCTAGACCTTCTGGTTATAGAGGATTCACAAAAATAGTTCCTCCTCTTGCTAATGTTCCTGAACCTCCAGTTATTGCTAACCAATTGAATTCAATTAGTGATACAGATCCTAATATATTCTTGGGTATCAACTTTGGTGCCGGATCAGGTGGAGTATATGATACTCTCAAAACATCAGTTACATATGCTTCAGGAAGTACTTCTGGACAAACTGGTCAAATTTACTTCGCAGTAAGTGGAGACCTTTCTGGATCAGGATCAATTGCAGCAGGTTTAACAAATATCGACATGATTGGATCAAACTCTGGTAACTTTACATCTAATAACAAGATTAGATATACTGTGCCTATGTTTAGAGGGTTTGATGGTTTGGATCCTAGATCTGATAAACGAGTTGATATTAATGATGGAACACTTTCAGCAGATTATAACATTGCTATTAAGACACTCGGCAATTCTGATGAAATTGACTTTAATTTGATTGCAGCTCCTGGTGCTCACTCAACATCCACAGGTGGAAATATTCCACAAATGATGCTTGACATGATTGAATCAAGAGGAGATGCATTCGGTATTGTTGATCTTTCAAATGGAACAGCTACGGCTAACGCTTTGGCTCTTACAGTTTCTAATGCTATTACGGAAGCTAAAAAGTATGATACTAACTATGGTGCTACTTACTTCCCATGGATCAGAATCAATGATGCTGATAATGATAGACTACTTTGGGTTCCACCATCTGTAGAAGTTATGGGTGCTTACGCATTCAATGACAGAGTTGGTCAAGCATGGTTCGCTCCTGCTGGATTCACTCGTGGTGGATTAGAAAGTGTATTGGAAGCAAGAAGAAGATTGACTCAAACACAGAGAGACGATCTTTATAATGCTAATGTTAATCCAATTGCAACATTCCCAGGAATGGGTGTAGCAATCTGGGGACAAAAAACACTTCAAAAGAAAGCATCATTGCTCGATAGAGTTAATGTAAGAAGAATGCTTATTGAAGTAAGAAAGACAATTGCTGGATTCTCAAGATCATTTGTATTCGAACCAAATTCAGTCACAATGAGAGCTAACCTTTTGAGTAGAGTTAATTCATATCTTGGAACAGTCCAAGCTGCTCAAGGATTGCAGGAATTCAGGGCTGTATTGGATGGAACAACAACAACTCCTGACTTGATCGATAGAAATATAGTTAAGGGTAAGATCTTCTTGAAACCAACAACAGCGGCTGAAATCATAATTCTTGACTTCAGTGTAACAAGAACAGGAGCGGTCTTCTCTGAATAAGAGAATAAATAGCTCACAAGAACGCCCTCTAAGTGCCATTTATTTTTTTTAAATGGCATGGTTTTTTATCTACATAAAATGAGAGTATGTTGATATTTATTTTGAAATTTAAGTACAATTAACGGAGACACATAATGGCAGAAGATCTTCTTCCCGTCAATGAAATGTTGACGGACGCGTATGAACCAAAACGTCAGAATAGATGGCTATTTCAGTTCGACGATGACACTATTCCTACATTTATAGCAAGATCCGCTTCTAAACCAAGCTATACAATGGACCCAATTGAAATTCATTATATGAACTCAAGAAGATACCTTGCTGGTAAGCCTTCTTGGGGTGAAATAACATTAGGATTGTATGATCCAATTGCTCCTTCGGCTTCGCAGAAAGTAATGGAGTGGATTAGACTTTCGCATGAATTTATTTCGGGTAGAGCTGGTTATGCAGCATTCTACAAGAAAGATTTTAATCTAAAATCATTAGACCCAGTTGGGGCAGTGGTTGAAGATTGGGAAATCCAAGGATCTTGGGTTCAGGGAGCAACATTTGGCGACTTGAGTCATGATGCTGCAGAACCAACAGAAATTGAAATAACAATAAGAATGGACAATTGCATATTAAAATTTTAATCTTTGTAGTATCTTGATTATAATTATAAGAATGTAAAAAACACTTTTAGAGGGCGAGAAATATGGCAGAAGAAACTAAAGGTGAAGCACGTCCAGTAAAAATGAGCGTTGAACCTAGCGTTTCAAGTGAAGATTTGGCAAGACAAGTTGCACTTGAAGAAGGTAATAAGAGAGATGCTCAAGCTGGATTTGTCGTACCTAGAGATTTTGTGAAACTACCTTCGAAGGGTAAAGTATACCCTCCAAATTCTAGTTTACACAATGCAGAAGATGTAGAAGTAAGGCAGATGACCGCTTCAGAAGAAGATATATTAACATCACGATCTTTAATTAGAAGCGGAAAAGCTATTGACTTAGTGATTCAGAATTGTTTGATGGATAAATCCGTTAATGTAGATGATCTTATAGCTGGTGATAAAAATGCAATTATGATTGCACTAAGAGTCAGCGGATATGGAAAAGACTATAGTATTGATACAGCATGTCCGAGCTGCTCAGAAGAAACCACTTTTGAATTTGATTTGTCAAGTTTAAAAATGAAAACATTGGATATAGATCCTGTTTCTGAAGGAGATAATAAATTCGACTTTAAAACTCCCTCGGGAAGAGATATTGAATTTAAAATATTAACTTCAGGTGAACAAAGAACCATTTCAGATTCGCAATCAAAAATTAAGAGAATGTCAGGTCAAGAAGTTGATAGAAATGTCACTACTAGATTTAAACACCAAATCTTATCAGTAGATGGTGATTCAAAGCCAGCTCAAATTCAAAAATATTCAGATATGATGCCAGTTAGTGATTCAAGAGCATTTAGAACTTTTGTAGATGAAATAGAACCTGATATTATAATGAAGCAAATGTTCAGCTGTCCATCTTGCGGAAATTCGCAGGAGGTGGATTTACCAATTACGGTAGAATTTTTTTGGCCTGAATGATAGTAACAAACAATACATTTATGAACAAATATTCTCTTTAGTTTATCATTGCAAATTGACGTTTCAAGAAGCCTATAATATGCCTGTTTGGCTAAGGAACTGGTGGCTAAAAAGAACTAACAAAGAAATAGAAGAGGCAAACTCGAAACAAAAATAATGCTCCTATTGGAAAAATCCTTTAGGAGCATATTTATTATAAATAAAGCGAGATTTAATATGAAATTAAAAGAAGTGATCAGTGAAGCTAAAGTGTGGGGAGTACTTAAAGCCTTAATTACTGGCAAAGCTGATATAGATCCTGATAGCGAGTATGGAGCAGCTATTAGAGGAATTGAAAATATTATGCAAAAAAAGCCTGCTGGATCGGGAATGACATATGCAGAAATAATGGCAGCTGATTTGAAAAAGCAGGGTGTTAACGTAGATAAATTTAGACATTAATATTGAGATAGTAAATGGCATTGAGTGATGACATCAATGAAGTCTTAAGAGAATACGCTGATCAACAAGAAAGGATGACTAAAAGTGGTGAAACCACTATAGGTCTTGTTAATTTGTTGAATAGAGTATTGAAAGATACAACTGACGATCTTGAAGATCTAGCTAAAGGTGGTAGATTAACTGCTAAAGGATTCGAAGAAGCTGAAAAGAAGCTTGACAAGTTCGATAAGGTGGGTATGCAACAAGTTTTAAAGGCAGTTAAAGAACAAACATCAGATTTGAAAGAACAACACGTGATGATGAAACAAGTTCTTAAAGATAAACAATTAGAAAGAAAATTGCAACAACGGATATTGAAAACTCAAAAAGAAGTTCAATCGATGACAGATAGATTTTCTCAAACGTTGAATAGATCTATTTCTGTATTGGTTGAAAGTATACCTCTAGTAGGCACAAGACTAGCTGAAGGCGTAGACAAGTTTTTTGCAAGCCCTCGATGGCAAAAAAAGGTGGATAAAGCTGTTTTATCTATATTTGGCAAAAGGAAGAAAGGTGGCGGGGGAAAGGGCGGAGCCGGGATGGCAGGTTTAGGTGCTTTAGGTGGCGCGGGTGCGCGGGTTGCAGGCGGTGCAGCAGCTGGTGCAGCAGGATTATCAATGGCGTCGTTGGGAATAGGTACAGCAGTTATTTTGGCGCTTGTAGGTTTATATAAACTGCTTAAGCGTGCGGATAATATGATGACAAATTTGGTTAAGCAAACAGGATTTCTGAAAAGTGATTTAATGGATGTTGGTGCACATGTGATGGATGCACAGGGATCTCTGGCTAAGTTTGGTTTTACTTTAGATGAAGTTCAGGGAATGGCGAGTGTACTAGTAACAGAATTTGGTAAAGCGAAATTCATCACCCAAG